GGACATTAGTAATAGTTTAATGAGTGAAGTAAAAGTAAATAAAGTAAGCCCAAGATCTGGAACAGGTCTACAATTAGGAGATAGTGGTGACACTATAACTATTCCTTCAGGTGCAACTTTAGCTAATGCAGGAACAGCAACAGGTTTTGCTAGTATTGCTTGGCAATCTTCAATTGTTACAGCTGCTACTCACACAGCATCGGCTGGCCAAGGTTTATGGCTTGATACTAGTTCTAATGCTATTACACTTACACTACCAGCTTCTCCATCTGTTGGAGATCAAATAATTTTTACAGACTATGCAAGAAACTGGGGAACGAATGCAGTAACATTAAGTTTAAATGGATCAAAATTTCAAGGCAATACAAGTCCTAACCCTGTTTATAATACTAATGGTCAATCAGTAGATATTGTTTTTTCAGGAACAACTAAAGGTTGGATTCCTAATTCAGATGATGATGTAACTTTAGAAACCCCTCAAGCTTATTCAGCAAGTTTTTTAGTTATCGCTGGAGGAGGAAGTGGCGGATCTGGTACTTCTTCACCAAATTATAGAACAGGTGGTGGCGGAGGTGCTGGAGGATATAGATCATCTTTTAATAGTGAAACTTCTGGTGGTGGCGGATCAGCGGAATCTGCATTAACTCTTACACCTGGAACAGTTTATACAATTACAATAGGTCAAGGTGGTGCTGGTTCAACTAGTATTGGTAATGTTGGTGGTGATACTACACTTTCAGGTTCTAATATAACAGATATAGTTTCTGCCGGCGGAGGTTATGGTGCAAACTGGACTAATACTGGTGGAGCCGGTGGTTCTGGTGGAGGCGGTGGTGGTGATACAAATCCTAGAGCTGGAGGAAGTGGTACAGCTAATCAAGGTTTTGCTGGAGGTGCTAATAATACTGCTGGAAATATATCTGGTGGCGGAGGTGGTGCTGGTGCTGTCGGAGCAGATGGTTCAGGTGCTAGATCTGGAGTTGGTGGAACAGGAGTAGCATCAACAATTACAGGATCATCTGTTACAAGAGGTGGCGGTGGTGCTGGTGGTCACACATCAGCTGATGGTGGTGGCGCTGGTGGTGGTGGAAACTCGGGAGCAACAAATGGAAATGGTTCAGCCGGAACTGCAAACACAGGAGGAGGAGGTGGTGCTTCTGGAGAAGAATACTCTCCAAATAATCCTACTAGTGGTGCTGGTGGAAGTGGTGTAGTAATTTTAAGTGTTCCAGATGCAAGTTATTCAGGAACAACAACAGGTAGTCCAACAGTTGCTACAGGCGTTAGTGGACAAACTGTTATAACATTTACAGGATCAGGGAGTTATACAGCATAATGGCACATTTTTGTAAATTAGGAGTTGGTAATGTAGTTGAAAAATAGTTGTTGTTTCAAACGATGTTGCAACAACTGAACAAGCTGGTGTTGAATTTTTAACAATTTATATAACAAATGATAGAGTTTTGGAAACAAACTTCTTATAATACTTATAGTGGACAACATAGATTAGGTGGTACACCTTTTAGAAAAAATTATGCTGGGATTGGTTATACTTATGATCAACAAGAGATGCTTTTATAGAACCTAAAATTTTTGATTCTTGGGTTTTAAATGAAGAAACTTGTCAATGGGAAGCACCGATAGCTAGACCAGAAGATGATCAAGATTATATGTGGAATGAAACAACAAGACAATGGGACTTAATAAATGAGTAAAATAGAAGTAGATGCAATAGAACCACAATCAGGCACAGCCTTAACCATAGGAGCTAGCGGAGACACGGCTACTGTTCCTAGTGGAGCAACCTAACTATTGCTTCAGGTGCAACAATTAATAACCAAGGTACAGCAACAAACTTTGGTGCAACAGGTTCTGCGTCTTGGACAACAACAGTTAAAACAGCAAATTTTACAGCAGTGGCTGGTGAAGGATATTTTGTAAATACAACAAGTGGTGGAAAACAGTAACTTTACCCGCAGGAAGTGCAGGAGCTGTTGTTGCAATTAAAGATTATGCAAATACTTTTGATACAAATATTAACGTTACATTCCAAATGGTTCAGATAAAATTGGTGGTTCAACTGATGATAAAAAACTTAGGTACAGAAGGAATTGCAGCTACATTAATTTTTATAGATTCAACACAAGGTTGGTTAGTAACTGATGATGGTTACAAAGTACGGCAGGTCCTTTAACTTATTCAGTGTAGATTTTTTAGTTATCGCTGGTGGTGGAGGTGGAGGTTCTGTTGGTGGAGGTGGAATTGGTGGTACTTCAGGTGCTGGTGCCGGTGGTTATAGAAATTCTTTTGGTTCAGAAGCATCTGGTGGTGGAGGAAGTAGTGAAACAAGTTTAGACTTTTGTTCCTGGAACAGTTTATACAATTACAGTAGGTGGTGGTGGTGCTGGTGCAGCTGCTGGATTTAGAGGAAATGGTACTAGATGGTGATAAATTCTTCAATATCAGGGTCAAATATTACAACAATTACTTCAGTAGGTGGAGGTAGTGGTACTGCTATAGAAGGAACTGGAGGTTCAGGTGGTTCAGGTGGAGGTGCTGGTTCAGGTAGTCCTGCTGGTTCTAATGCTGGTTCAGGAACTGCTAATCAAGGTTTTAATGGTGGTGGTTCTGGAGGTGGTAATGCTGGTGGTGGTGGAGGTGGTGCTGCTGCTGGTTCTACTGCTAGTGGTGAAACAGGTGGAGCAGGTGGAGATGGTTTAGCTTCTTCAATAACTGGTTCTTCAGTTACAAGAGGTGGTGGCGGTGGAGGTGGAGTTTATGATAATAGAACTTCAGTAGGTGCTGGTGGTTCAGGTGGTGGTGGAGCAGGTGGAAATAATAGGCTTCATATGCTGGTGGTGCTGGAACAGCAAATACAGGTGGTGGTGGTGGAGGTGGTGCAGTTTCTGCTGGAGGTGGTGGTGCTGGTGGTAAAGGTGTCAGTTGTAATTTTAAGTATGCCAGATGCAAATTATTCAGTGGTACAACAACAGGTTCTCCAACAGTGGCTACAGGAGTTAGTGGTAAAACAGTTTTAACATTTACAGGAGATGGGAGTTACACAGGATAATGGCACATTTCGCAAAATTAGGAGTTGGAATATAGTTGTAGCAGTTCACGTTGTTTCAAATGATGTTGCAACAACTGAACAAGCTGGAATAGATTTTTTAAATAAACTTATACAATACAAGGATATTTGGAAACAAACTTCTTATAATACTATTTAGGGGGAGAACATATTAGGTGGAACACCTTTTAGAAAAAACTTTGCAGGTATTGGTTATACTTATGATCAAACAAGAGATGCATTTATAGCACCAAAACCTTTTAATAGTTGGATATTAAATGAAACAACTTGTCAGTGGGAAGCACCAGTTGCTTTACCAGACACAGAAAATAGATATAATTGGAATGAAGAAACAAAACAATGGGATTTAAATGAGTAGTATTATAAAAGTAAATACAGTTCAGGATACAGACGGTAATAATATTATTTAACGAAAATGCTAATACTATTACTATTCCTTCAGGAGTAACTTTAGCTAATGCAGGAACAGCAACAGGATTTGCTAGCATTGATTGGCAATCAACTATTGTAACAGGTGCTACACAACAGCAGAAGCTGGAAAAGGTATATGGATTGATACAACTTCTAATGCCTGTACTCTTACACTACCAGGTTCTGCTTCTGTAGGAGATCAAATAGTTTTTACAGACTATGCAAGAAATTGGGGAACAAACGCAGTAACAATAAATTTAAATAGTGAAAAATTTCAAGGAAATACAACTCCCTGTTCCTGTTTATGATACTACTGGCCAATCAACTAAAGGTTGATTGCTTTAGAAACACCACAAATTAGTTTATTCTGTAGGAGCAACTAAAGGTTGGATTCCTAATTCAGTAGGAGCAGGCGGGGCAGCAATATCTGGTTCATCTGGAGTAGGAAATCAAGGAGCAAATAGTACTATATCAGGATCTGGATTTTCAACAGTAACTGCTATCGGTGGTGGAGCAGGTGGTAGAGGTAATTCAATAGCACCCGCACCAGGAAATCCTGGTGGAAATGGTGGTTCAGGCGGTGGATCTGGATATGGAGGTAATGGTGGTTCAGGAACATCACCACAAGGTAATGATGGAGGTAGTAATAATCCAGTTACAGGTGGTCCAAAATATGGTGGTTCTGGTGGAGGTGGTTTTGGTGCTGTTGGTGGTAATGGTTCAGGTAGTGCTGGTGGTAATGGTGGTAATGGTGGAGCAAATTCAATAACAGGTTCGTAAAGGTGGAGATGGAGTTGTTATTTTAACTATGGCAGATGCAGATTATTCGGGAACAACAACGGGTAGTCCAACAGTAGCTACTAATGTAGGTGGCACAGGAAAAACAACTGTTAAATTTACAGCGAATGGAAGTTATACGGTATAAAATATTATGGCACATTTTGCAAAATTAGGAATTGGAAATAAAGTTTTATCGGTTGAAGTTGTGCACGATAGTATTGCAACAACAGAACAAGCAGGTGTAAATTTTTTAAATAATTTATATAAAACAAATGATGTTTGGAAACAAACATATGTAGATAAAAGTTTAAGAAAAAATTTTGCAAGTATTAATTATAAATACGATCAAACAAGAGATGCATTTATTCCACCTAGGCCTTTTGAAAGTTGGCTTTTAAACGAAACAACTTGTTTATGGGAAGCACCAGTTGCTTTTCCAGATGATGGGCAAGACTACAATTGGAATGATAATACTCAACAATGGGATCTTATTGACAAACCATAAAAATTAATGTAGTTTAGTTTTTGGTATGTTGGAAGAAAGTAATAATTTTATAAATCAATATTATTTATCAGATTCATCTATTTGTGATGATTTAATTACTTTATTTAAAAATTCTAAAAATAAGTTTACAGGTCAAATAGGAAAAGGTATTGATAAAACAATTAAAGATAGTACTGATTTATTATTATGGAATGAAGATATTCCTCAATCTAAAATATTAATTAATTATTTTAAACAATTAAATGAATGTTTAAATTTATATAAAAAAAAATATGTGTCTTGTAATACTCAAGTTTCAACTTGGGGTTTAGAACCTGCTTTTAGAATTCAAAAATATAAACCATCACAAGCATATCACGGATGGCATTGTGAAAAAACAGATTCATCTACAGCTATAAGACATTTAGTTTGGATGACATATTTAAATGATATTAAAAAAGGTGGAGAAACAGAATGGTATTATCAAAAATTAAAGGTAAAACCACAAAAAGGATTAACTGTTATTTGGCCTAGTGAATGGACATTTACCCATAAAGGTCATACTACTATAAATGAAAATAAATATATTATAACTGGTTGGTACGAGTTTAAAGAATGAAAAATTTAAAAGATTATATACTTCATTTAGACAATTGGATTCCTAAAAATATTTTAGATAAAACATATAAAAGAATTATCTAAAGATAAAACTTGGAACAACATACATATAACAATTCACTTATCCAGAAAACATTTGAATAAAAATGGAAACAAAGAACTTGATATTTGTTTTGGAAATAATTTACTTATTTAAAAGAACTTCATCAATTAACTTGGAAAGCATTAGAAAAATATATTGTTATTGACAAAATAGGTGGAAGAAGAATTTTGATGGTTGGACATGGTTTTAGTTCAATAAGATTTAATAGATATAAAAAAAATCAAATTATGTCTAAACATAGTGATCATATTACAAAGTTTATTTGAAGGAGAAAAAAGAGGCATTCCAATTTGAAAGAACCTATAATACATTCTATTTTTCCAACACCTATCTATACAACAAAAATAGATAGAGGATTTACAAAACAAGAATTACAATTTGTAAAAGAACAAAAAAAACATTGCAGTAATAATGAAGGCAATATTAATACAAAAGATAATTATATATTAAATAGAAAAGAATTTAAAAACATAAAAAAGTTTTTAGATAAACATTGCAAAGAATTATTTAGATACAATTATATGTCCTAAAAATAATATAGAACTTTATATAACTCAATCTTGGTTAAATTATACAGAAGCTAATCAATATCATCATAAACACGAACACCCTAATTCAGTAGTATCTGGTGTATTTTATTTTGATTCAGATATAAAAAATGATAAAATACTTTTTAGTCATAGTAAAGGTTATCAACAAATATCTCCTGAAATAGATAAAGAAAAATTTAATTTATGGAACTCTATACTTGGTTTTTTCCTGTAGAAACAGGTAATTTATTTATGTTTCCATCATCAACTACTCATCAAGTAGAAACTAAACAAGGTAATAATACTAGAATAAGTCTAGCTTTTAATACTTTTTATAAAGGAATGTAGGATCAAATATCATTAACGGAGTTGATACTATAGAAATATAGTGTATAATCTTTAGATGGAGGCAGGGCACCACCACATACCCCCTGTCTCCTTTTAAGGATTATTTATGAGTTTAGGATTTGACGCAATATCAGCATTACCATTTGCTACATCAGGACCCGATTCAGATGTATCTGTAGTCGTAACAGGTAATAGTTTATCTATTACAATCGGTAGTGTAGGTATTATTGCAGACGCTGTTACAGAAAAGCTGACACCAAATAGACTTGCATTAGGCACAGGTACTTTAACTATTACAGCTGATGCTAATCACACAGTTACAGGAAATGCTGTATCTTTAGGTATAGGTGCATTTACAATTAATATAGATACTAACGTAACACCTTCTGGAAACTCGTTGACCTTGGCTACTGGAAATGTTACAATAACTGCTGACGCAAATGTAAGTCCTACAGGTTCAGGCTTTATCATTAGATACAGTAGAACCAGGAGTTATTACGTGGAACGATATAATACCAGGAGCAACAATGGTTTGGACACCAATAAAACCGTACTAATATGGCATCAACATTATTCAACAGATTTATCATTAGAACTTGTAGCAACCGGTGAGAAAGCTGGTCTATGGGGATCTATTACAAATACTAATTTACAACTATTACAAACAGCAGCATCAGGTTATGTAGAAGTAACTTTAAGCACAGGTACAACTACATTAGATTTATCTGACGGATCATGCAACAGCAAACGGTAAAAACCTTTACATAAAAGTTGTAGGTACTTTATCTGGTAATGCTAGTTTAACGATGCCTGCATCAACAACAGGTGGTAATGCTAACAGAGTATTTTTTGTAGAAGATGGAACTACTAGAGGAAAGCTGCAGAAAGTTTTACAGTAACTTTATTACTGCAGGTCAAAGCGCAGGAACTCAAGTACCTCTTCCAGAAGGTGCAACAGCTTTAGTTTATTCTAGAGGTAGTGTACCAGCAACAACATTAGGAATGCTTCAAAAAGGATTTACAGAAGTAACAGCAGCTAGCAAAACTACATACACAGCAGTAGCTGGAGATCAAATTGGTGTGGACACAGTTGCAAACATTGTAACAATTACATTACCAGCATCACCATCACAAGGTGATGAAGTAACTATAATGGATGTATCTGCATCTAATGGTTTTGGAACTAACAAATGTGTAGTTGCAAGAAATGGATCTAATCTTCAAGGTGGGACATCTGATTTAGATTTAACTGCTAACAATCAATGTGTAACATTCATTTTTACAACTGCTACAAAAGGCTGGCAAATAAAAACCAATAGTACATCATAGGAGTAACTAATGCTTACTAAAATTAAGTTTGCTCCCGGAATAGACAAACAAGATACTGCCGTTGGCGCAGAAGGTCGTTGGGTTGATTCAGATAATGTAAGATTTAGATATGGACTACCAGAAAAAGTTGGTGGTTGGCAGTCATTACTTACAGATTCTATTGTAGGTGTAGCTAGAAAACAACACGCTTTTGTTGATACAGCAGGCAATAGATACATTGCAATTGGAACAGATAAATTTTTACTTGTATATTTTGAAGGACAACTTTTTGATATTACACCTTTTAGATGTAATAATGCAGGAGTTGTAGATTCTTTAACTAGTTCAACACTAGCCACAAACAGTACATCAGCTAAAACTTGTACAATTACAACAACAACGGATCACGATTTATCAGTAGGGGACATTGTAGAATTATCTTCTGTTACTCTACCAAGTGGCACAGGATTAAATGGAACTGACTTTGAACTTAAATTGTTTCAAGTATTATCAGTTCCCACTCCTACAACTTTTACAATAGATTCTTTAAATCAAGCAACTGCCGTTATCTCAACAGGTGGTACTATGACTGTTAAAGTTTATGAAACAGTGGGCCCTGCAGCACAAACATATGGTTATGGTTATGGTGTAGGAAATTATGGTGGTAATATTACAGGTGCTTTACAAAACGATTTAGATGGAGCGTTGGCCGCGGATACAGCTGGTAACAATGGATCAGGAACACAAATTAGATTAACATCTACAACAGGTTTTCCTACAACAGGTACAATAGCTGTAGGTAATGAATTAATAACTTATACTAATATAGCAGGTAATGAACTAACAGGCATAAGCAGAGGTGCATTAGGAACAGCAACATTTGGAACAATAAATGGTCAAGCACATAGTGATGGAGCTGTAGTTACAAACGCAACAGATTTTACAGGATGGGGAAATGCAGTAGAAGCATCAACCGTTACACTAGAACCAGGTCTATGGTCATTAAGTAATTTTGGTGAAGTATTAGTTGCAACAATTGCAAATGGTAAAACTTTTACTTGGAACTCTGGTATTACTGCAAGACTAACAACACACGCTTCTATGTTAACATCTGGTTTTGAAACTAGAATAGATGCAGCAACAGATTCTGGTAATCCTACTGCAACAAGAACAACTTTAATATCACCAACAACACGTCACTTAATTCATCTTGGAACAGAAGTAACGATAGGAACTCCTACATCACAAGATGATATGTTTATAAGATTTTCTGAAGATGAAAGTATAAATAAATATACACCACAAGCAACTAACACTGCTGGTACACAAAGACTTCAAGATGGTACAAAAATTATGGGTGGTCTAGTTGCAAAAGAAAACATTCTAATATGGACTGACAATGCATTGTATACAATGAAATTTGTAGGTGCACCTTTTACATTTGGCTTTGAACAAGTTGGTACAAACTGTGGATTGATTGGTAAGAATGCAGCGATCGAAATTGATGGTGTTGCTTATTGGATGGGTAATAATGGTTTCTTTTCTTTTGATGGTACAGTAAATACTTTACCTTGTTCAGTTGAAGATTTTGTTTATGACAATGCAGACACTACAAAAGGCCAACAAATAAATGCTGGTATCAATAACTTATTTACAGAAGTTGTTTGGTGGTATCCAACAGCTGGATCTGATTTTAATAATAGATATGTAGTTTATAACTACGGTCAAAATAATGCACAACTACCTATGGGTAATTGGTACACAGGTACAAATACAAATTCTATTAGAACAACTTGGATTGATTCGTTAGTATATCCTAAACCATATGCAACAGCTTATAATAGTTCTAACACTGGTACATTCCCACAAGTTATTGGTGAAACAGGATTAGGTCAAAGCGTATTGTTTTGAACACGAAACGGGGAACGATCAAGTTAATCCAGATGGAAGTACAACTATCTTAACTTCTTTTATACAATCATTTAGTTTTTCATTACAAAAAGATCAAGCAGAAGTCTTTTTAGCTATGAGAAGATTTTTACCAAACTTTAAAGTTCTTGTAGGTAACAACCAAGTAACTTTATCAATAAAAGATTTTCCATCAGAAGATGATATACAAACTGCATTGAGTCCATTTACAATTAACTCTAATACTTTAAAAGTTGACACTAGAGCTAGAGGAAGATATGCAAATATTAAAATAGAAAATATTGGTGTAAATGAGTCTTGGAGATTTGGTACATTTCAAGTAGATATACAACCAGATGGAAGGAGAGGTTAATGACTAAAATAGCAGTAAGATTACCAGAACCTAAAAAAGAATATACAGAAGATAACCAAAGACAAATTAACAGAGCGCTAACTAATATTATTGAACAGTTAAACTCTACATACTTAACACAACTAAAAGAAGACTCGGAAAGATATACTTTTTTTGGATTAGGATAAAATGGCAAATATATATAAAACGATAAAGTAAGTTTAACTAATACTGACAATACAACTTTATATACAGTACCTTCTAATTCTAGAGCTATTGTAAAATCTTTATTAGTATCAGAAGAATAATGGTGGTGCAGCTGTAGTAAAAGCACATTAACAAATGCAGCAGGTACAGCATTTGTAGTAGATAATGATATTAATTTAGCTGCTAATCAAAAAGAACAAGTATTGAGTGAACCTTTAATTATGTTAGAAAGTGAGATATTAAAGGTACAAGCAAGTAGTGGTAATGTAGATGTTATTGCATCTATATTAGAAATTAACAGAGAGGACAGATAATGCCGTTTATTGAGACAGAAGCTTCTGTTAGGTATGAAACTATTAATGGTCAAAGAGTACCAGTAATTACACCTAAATGTGAAGTAACATTAACTAACACAGAAACAGGTCAAGAGTATATGTCAGACGCAGAAGCATTAGCAGACGTACAGAATGCTAGTACAGAAACCAAAGCAGAACATATAAGAAGAGATGTAAATGTGACTGTAGAAGAGATAAAGATAGGCGCTGGTTTTAATATCAGCGATTGACGAATGGTTAAAAACCTGTAAATTGTGATACACTCGCCTATTTACAAGTTTGGCAAACTTGCTTCAATACATTTATAAAGAGAAACTATGGGATTTTTAAAAAAGATAACTAGACCTATTTCAAGAGTATTAGATAAGATAGTACCTAATGAAATCAAACCTGCATTACCGTTTTTAGCTGCAGCCGCACCGTTTATGGCTCCAGGGATTATGGGTGCATTTGGTAATAGTATGTTATCCAGAGCTTGAATATCTGGTGGTTTAAATCTTGGATCTCAATTAGCTCAAGAAGGAAGTGAAGGAGACTTTAGTTGGTTTATCACATTAATGGCTTCAGCTACCGGTGCGTTGTCAGGTGCCAGGACAGGACTATGGTGCAGCAGATCCAAATTAGTAGGATGACGTACTAAAGGAGAAGGAATGCAACAGGAGCAGCAGATTTCTTTAGCAAGGGGAGCAGCTGGTATGGAACCAGGATTTGCTAAAAGTGGTTTAGGTGCATTAGAAGGTAAGTTCAAATTATTTAACAGGTGTTGGTGAACTTTACAAAACAATTTATTTAGTATGGAAGGATTAAAAGCAGCATTAGTACCAGTAGGTCAAGGTATGACAGATCTAGCAGTAGCTGAAAACAGAAGAGCACTAAAAGATTATGAAAGAGAACAAGCTGACTATGAAGCGGGAATGGATGAAGAAAATTCAAACAGAGCATTTGCTATTAGACAATCTATGGAAGCTTATGGCTTTACAGAACAAGAAATTTTAGACGCAATCGAAGCAGCAGGATACAGAGCTGGTGGTAGAGTAGGATTTTCAAATGCAGGTATTGTTCCAGGAACTAATAATAAACTTCGTTATAGTAAAAGTTTAATGGAAGAATATAAAGCAAATGTAGATGAAGGAGAATTAAAGGTGCTAAAGATGGTGGCTGATAGATCTAATGAATCTTCAAAAAGGTGGTAAAGAAATGGATATGAGAGGTGGTGGATTTTATACCTATTGGTAAAAAAGAAAGAGCAGATGACGTACCTGCTAGACTTTCTAAAAATGAATTTGTAATGACAGCAGATGCTGTTAGAGCAGCAGGTGGTGGAAGTGTTAATGAAGGAGCAAAACGAATGTATGAAACAATGAATAAATTAGAGGCAAGAGCATAATGGCTGAAACAACAACGATAACAAAACCGGCACCGATATAGAAGGTTCGCTTACCGCCTTTTTAAAATCAATTGATAAATTAGGAGCAGGTGCAATACCTGCTGGAGGTTTTACAGGTATAGATCCATCAAATACTATGATCCAAAGATTGCAGCAAGAATCACAATTACAAAAGATGCGAGCAACAGATGCAGCAGGACTTAGGTTCACTTAGGACCAGATGCATACAAACAATTTATGTCTCCTTACCAACAAGAGGTAATTGATGCAACTTTATCAGAATTTGACAGACAACAAACAATTCAAAACACAGCAGATTGAGAGATCAAGCTATTCAAGCTGGAGCTTATGGTGGTGGACGAGAAGGTGTAATGCAGCAGAATCTGCAAAGGTGCAGCAACAGAGAGCACAGTTACAAGCACAATTATTAAATCAAGGATTTCAACAAGCACAAGCAGCAGCAGCGCAAGACTTGGCAGCAAGACAAGGACTTGGACAATACCAACAGTCAACTAGGTCAAGCAGGTCAACAAGCAACAAGCTATATTAGATGCAGCACAAATCGCAGCAAGAGAAGCAGAGTTCCAACCATTCACACAATTAGGATTGATTGGTCAACAACTTGCACAAATTCAACCAGGAGCATTCCCGACTCAAACAGTCGGATATGCACCACCAGCAGCTCCGGCTAGTCCATGTACAATTCCTAGGAGGTGCCGCAGGTATCGCAGGTATTGGTGGTAAACTAGGATTATTTGGATAATGAGTAGAATTTTAAGAAGACCAATGTTTAGAGGTGGCCCAGTAGATAGTCGTGGAACGGGGATTAAAAACAAACTAAAAATAAAATGACAGCTGATGAAGCTTATAAAGTAGGTGAAGAAAAACCAGGTAAAGTAATTGATTTAGATACTGGAAACGATGAAGAAGATCCAGAATTAACTAAAGAACAATTAATAAAAGATATAGAAAAAAATAAAGATCTTTATGCAGAATTATTAGGAAAAGATAAAGCTAAAAGACAAGACATTGGTGGTATTTTAGAAGACCTGTCAATTGGTTTTTTATCAGAAGGTGGTGTTAAAGAAGGATTTACAAGAGCTTTAATGGAACAGAAAAAACGAGGACCTAGTCAACAATCTAAAATTAATACGCAAGCAGCAACTGTTGCAATTAATGAATATATTCAAGGTAAAAAATCTAAAGCTGAATTAGATCAGATAATGGGAAAAATTAAATTTCAAACAGATTATAATATTTTAGCTAATAAAAAATCTTTAGCAGATAATATCATTACAGCTTCTGGAAAAGTATCTGGAAAACTAAATGCTATTGAAGCTGGAATTAAAGCTACTTATGATAAAGTACCAACAAGAGTAGAAAAAGGTGGTAAGGTTCCTTTAGTAGAAGAAAATGTAGGAGAAATATTTGTTAAAGAAGACGATGGATCTGTTGTTTATATTTACAAAGATAAAGAAGGAAGTATTCAACAGAAACGTTTATATTAACTATAGGATAAACTATGGTTCAAATTATTTACGATAATCAAAAGAAGGATAAAGATAAAAATGAAGTAGGATTAGCTACTTCTATTGGAGCAGGGTTAGGTTCTGGTGTATTTAAAATATTTGAAGGAGCTGCAACTTTAGGCGCTACCTTATTAGATTTGGGTGTAGATAAAAATAGAGCCGAGTCTGTTGAAAAATATTTTGATAAAATAAATCCTTTTGATGAATTAGCAGAAGCTACGGCAGCTGGAAAAATTACTGAATTAATTGTTAATATTGGAATACCAGGTGGTGCTGCTTTTAAAATAGGAAGTGGATTAACTAAAGCAACTTTAGCTGCTAAACAAGCTGGAACTTATTTATCAAAAGCAGAAAAGTTAAGAAGGTTTGGTAAAGGAGCTGTAGCGGGTGGTGCTGCAGAAGCAGTATTTGTTGGAGATGTTGAAGATGCAGGAAGTTTTGGAGATTTATTGGGAGGTCCTACAAAATTAGATAGAGAATCTAAAACTCCTGAAGCCGAACTTTTAAATAGATTAAAATTTGGTTTAGAAGGTGCTGCATTTACAGGAGCAATTGGAGCTGCTGGAAGAGTAGCTGGTAAATTAAAAAATCAAACAGGAACCGGTAAGGCAATTACAGATTCATTTGATAAGTGGATTGATAAATATATTTCACGACCCTTAAGAGCAAGAGGAAAAGAAACCCAAGAAGGTTTTGAAGAAAGAATGAGAATGGAAGGTGCACTTGCAAAAGATACCAACAAAGCAGAAAATGCAATGTTAAAAATAGATGCAATAACAGGAAACATTTTAAAAAATTTTAAAAATGCTGGCAACAAAGTTGATAAAGAAACTAGAAGTAAGTTATTAAAAGAAATGAATGATTTACTTATGGATGATGGTAAGTTAAATCCAATATTTAAAGAAATAGAACAAATATCAACCGACCCTACAACAGGTAGGGCATATAAATCAGGTTTTGGAGAACTAGCAGATTTACCTCAAGGATCTGTTTTACCAGATCAATTTAAAACTATTGATCCAAACACAGGACAAAAAGTTATTAGAACTACTAAAGAAATTGATTCTATTACAAATAATGTAAAAAAAACATTACAAGTAGAATTAGAACCAATGAATGCTGATAAATTAAAAAGTTTTAAAGAAAGTTTAATTAATAATTATAAAGCAAATTCAGATGATGTAACTAACCTAGTAAACAATTTTGGTGAAATGAGAAATGTATGGGAAGGTTTATTTACTTCAATGGGTAGAAGATTAACTCCAGATGCATTACAAGATTTTCAATCTACATTAACAAGTTCAATTAATGATATTTTAGATAGAGGTTATGCCGTTTTTAAAAATAATCCTATGTCTGTAGCAGATAACTATGCTCCCACTAAAGCTATTATAAAAAAAGCAACAGAAGAATTTCAAGAAGTTGCAGCAGAAAAAGGAATAACTTTAACAGATGATGTTGCTAAAAGTATGGTAAATGAAGTTTGGTCTAATGCTGAATTACCTAAAGGTGTTATGATTAATCCTAAAAGTAAAGCTGGTTCTGTAAGACTAGGTAGTGTACCTGATTTCTTTTTAAAATCTGTTGCTGATGATTTAACAACATCTGCTAAAAAATTACCTCAAATGACAGGTGGTGTAAATTTAACAGATCTTACTGGTGTAGGAAAAAATATTATAAAAAAACTTTTGGGTAAGGCAGAAAATCCAATGTCTCCTTTGGTAGAAGGAACTAATGCTTTATCTTCTCAAGTTAGATTAAATGAATATTTAGATAATATGGTTAAAAGATCTAATCAACAAATTTAGTTTTATATCCTAAAGGTACATCTCAAATGGCTAAAACAATTCTTGCACCATTTACTCACGCAAGAAACTTTATTAGTGCTGCAGCTTTTGCTGCAGCTAATGGTCATTTACCTTTGGTAATATAGATGATGTTAAAAAAGCTTGGAATGCTTTACAAGCTCCGGGATTTAGGGTAAAAAACAATGAATTTTATCAAGAACTATTAGAACTTGGTGTTGTAAACTCTAACGTACAATTAAGACAAGTAATGGATCTTTTAGAAGATGTAGACTTTGGTTCTACATTAAATAAAGTAGGATAGTGACTATGGTTTTAATACTTTTATGAAAGGACTTAAAAAAATTAAAAAAGGAGCACAAGATGCATACACAGCTGAGGATGACTTTTGGAAAATATTTACATACCTAGGTGAAAAATCAAATTAGACAAAGCTTATAAAAATGCAGGTTTAAGATTAGGTCAAGAATTTATAGATATGGTAATGGTGTAAAACAAATATTTAATGATGAATATTTAAAAAAAGCAGCAGCTAATTTAGTTAAAAATAATGTACCTAACTATGCTTTTGTATCAGATTTTATTAAAGGTTTAAGAAAATTACCTGTTGGAAACTTTGTAGCTTTCCCTGCAGAAATTATTAGAACAGTGCAAATATAGTAGATACTGCATTAAAAGAAATTAATTATAAAACAAGTTATTAATGGTAAAGACTGTTAAACCATTAAGAGCTAGAGGTAGACAAAGATTAACTGGTATGGCTGTCACTACAGCTGCATTACCACTTGGTACAGTTGCAGCAGCACAAACATTATACAATGATGTAACAGATGATGAATTACATGCAATGAGAAGATATGTTGCCTGAATGGTCTAAAAATTCTGTATTAGTTCCTTTTAAAGATAAAGATGGTAAATTAGAATACATAGATTTTTCACATTTAAATGCATATGATACTTTAACAAGACCTATTCAAACTGTTCTTAAATGCAGTTAATTCTGGTAGAGCTGATGAAGATGGTATTATGGATGATTTTATTTTAGGTTTAATTGAATCTACAAAAGAATTAGGATCACCTTTTATTAGTGAATCTATTTGGACAGAAGCATTACAAGACTTGCAGCTCCTATTTTGGTAGAGAGGTGGTAGAGACTCGAGGTAATAGAAGATTTGGAATGAGAAAGATTCTATTGGAGACAAATTATCAAAATCTATTGGTCATTTAGGTAGAAGCACAAGCATGCCATTAACTGGAAACAATTGCAAAGATTAGGTTTGTCTTTATACCTGTAGATAGTTTAGGAAAATTTGATGAAAGAGGTAATCAATATGATTTGGTAATGAATTAGCTAGGTATTGCAGGACTTAGAAGAGTAGAAGTAGATCCTAAAAAATCTTTTAATTATAAAATTACAGATTTAAAAAAGGTATAAGAAATTCTAGAAATTTATTTACATCAGCTACATTAAAAGGTGGTGTAGTTACACCTGAACAAATTGTTGATGCATATATAAATGCTAACAGAGCTTTGTATGAAACTAATAGAGAAATATTTTTAGATATAAAAGCTGCTAAAACTTTAGGTATGAGAAGATGAAATTTCAGAAAGAATGATTAACAGAGGAGAACGAAGAGCTTTTAATTTTTTAATGAAGGAGAGTTTAGACCATTAAAATTTCAAATAGATGTAAAGATTTATTTGAAAAAAGAGCAAATGAATTAGGTGTAGCTAAATCCTTTTGAAAGCTGCTTAGATGTTATAGATAGAATACTGAGAAGTTTTATCTGAAGTTTCATTAGAAGGAGATTTATTTCCTGATATTAAAAACCCATTTAGAAATTCTGAACTATTACCTAATGTAGTAGGTCAGGCTAATCAATTAGTTAATAATAACCCTGCAACTACTGCAATGGCCACAGCTCCAGGCTTTATTGGACAACAAAATACTAACATAGATCCTGTACTAGACTTACGTCAGCAGAAGAGGTATTGTTAATCCTTTAGAACAAAGGTATTAAAAAACAAAAGATAGATTATGGCAATAGAACCCAAAACAACAAGAGAACACATTTTATCTTTATACGGACACATTTCAGGTGTTAAGAAAAATTTAAAACACGTACACGAAGATGTAGAAAAATTGGGCGGTAAGATAGATAAGTCTATTGGGTTCTTTTAGCAGCAGCGGGAACTGCTGCACTCTTCGCCATAGAAAAAATCATTAACTAGGAGAAAAATTATGCAATTGAGTAAACACTTTACTTTAAGAGAGATGACCAATTCGATGACAGCCCAACGTAAGGGCATAGATAACACACCAGGATCAGGAGAGATTAAAAGTTTAGGTGATCTGTGTTATGAGGTTTTAGAACCGCTACGTGCACACTTCGACAAACCTGTGACCATCACCAGCGGATACCGGAGCGAGGCGCTGTGTGAAGCGATCGGCAGCAAAAAGACATCGCAGCACGCGAAGGGCCAGGCGGTCGACCTAGAAATATTTGGCGTGCCCAACATTAAGACAGCTTACTGGCTACAAAATAACGTCGATTTTGATCAATTGATTATGGAGTACTATGATCCAAAGATCCTGCAGGGGGATGGGTCCACATAAGTTATCACGAATCAGATTCAAACAGAAAACAAGTTCTTACTTTTGACGGGAAAAAATACACTGAAGGTCTTCCAGATATGGAATGGAAGGGTGGCAAAGTCGTAGGTTAGCTACACATACAACCCATAAAAGAACCACTACCATCATTCATTTTTGTTACAGGTATCAATTGATACAAACCATCATTTAAAATAATTAGTTCCATTAGATCTCGTAACCCATATCCAATGTTAACATATATACTGATTTAGGAACTTTCTTTTGATCATTTACATAGGTGTAATGATTCATTTCTTTAACAATAGGTTCAGGTAAAGAATTTTCTTTTTCCATTTTACTTATATTCCATTCCCATATCTTGCCATTACTAAATTTATTTTGATATAAGAAAGTTATATTGTACTTCTTTGCGGTCTCAATATTTACTCTTAACTTATCTTCTTGTAAAATAAAATCAGGAAATCTATTGTGCTCGCAATTTCTTTTTTTGAACTCAATAATTTTACTTTCATTCCAAAAATCAAAAGGTTTAGTTTTTAAAGTTGTTATTTGTAGTTTGTCTTCTTGGTACTCTGGTTTACTATTTAGATACTCTAGTTGTGTTTTTACATCGTGAGTATCGCTTTGATTAAAGTTTATCATATCCAGTCTCTTAACTCCTCTCCCATTACTTGTGTTGCTATGTTTATTTTTTTACGCAGTGCTTTTCTGATCTTTTCATCTACAGTTTTTGGTGCTATAAGATCAACATATGTTACCGCCTTCTTCTGCCCTATTCTATGCGCTCTGTCTTCTGACTGCAGTCTTTTTTCTAGGTCATATCCATTAGAATAATAAATAACATTATTCGCAGCAGTTAAAGTAATACCATAACCACCGGTCTGTGGATTACCAATAAAGAATCGTGCTTTAGAATTGGGGTCTTGGAACTTTTTAATATTGTCCTGTCTTTTTTCTGCATCAACAGCACCATAGTATTGAACAATAGAATCATCTCCATACTCATCACTAATCGCGTTAACAATTTGTTTAATATCATATACATAGTTGGCCCAGATAATAACTTTACCTTCTACTTCATCAAGGACTTCTAGTAATGCTTTGATTCTATTACTCTTTACTTCAGTAATACTACCATCATCATTCTTTAAATGACCACAAGTGATCTGATGTAGTCGCATCATTTGTGTTAGTACGTGAGGCGCGGTTGCCATCTTACCTTTTAAAGAAGCGAGGGCCGCGGATTTCATAGTAGCATAAGCTTTACTTTGCTCATCTGTAAGATCTACTTGTCTCTCTATATATGTCTTTGGAGGTAAGTCTAAACAGTCTTCTTTTAAAACTCTATCAGAAAACTTTTTTAATATCTCTGATAACTCATCAAGTCTTTGATAACCTGTAGGTATCTGTACTCTACGTCCACCAAAATTTCTATCTACCATAACTGCATATCTATTTCTAAAAGAATAGAAGGAACCAAATCCTAATAACTCTTCATCAAGAAAACCACATTGTGTATATAAGTCTAGCGGTGATTTAGTTACAGGAGAACCTGTAAGTATTCTTCTATATTTAGCGTGCTTACCTAACGTGCAAATAGACTTTGTTCTTTTTGCAGTAGGTGTTTTAATAGTTGTAGATTCGTCAAC